ATTGTTCAATGGATGCCGGAGAAGGTCAGAACGGTAAATGTGATGATTGCATATCGGGTGAGACCAAAAGGCGGGAAAACGAGAAAAAGGTCACTGAAATGGTCAGATCAACAAAATATTATCAAATGAGTTTGGAGGAATTTTTAAAATGAACATTACAAAAATAAAAATCAAAAATCTTTTTGGAATCAGAGAGTATGAAGCAGACGGAACATCTGTTGAGTTGTCTGGAAAAAATGGAACAGGAAAAAGTTCTGTTCTGGATGCAATTAAGTATGCACTGACGAATAAAAGCGATCGTGAGTACATCGTACATAAAGGGGAATCAGAGGGGGAGATCATTGTCGAGACAGACACAGGTATTTCCATTGACCGCAAGGTCAGAACAGGAAAAGCACCTTATAAGTCAGTAAAAAGAGACGGCTTGGAGGTTGGAAGTCCAGAAGCATTTTTGAAAGAGTTGTTTACACCATTGCAGCTCAATCCTATCGAGTTCATGAACATGGATAAAAAACAGCAGAATGCCATTATTTTAGACATGATCGAGTATCCGTGGGATATGAATAAAATCAAGGAATGGTTTGGAGAAATCCCGACATGGGTGTCTTACGATCAGAACATCCTCTCTGTGCTGAATGATATTCAGGCAGAAAACGGCGATTATTACCAGAACCGCCGCAATATTGACCGTGATATCAGAAATAAGAAAGCATTTGTCGAGGAGATCGCTGCCAGCATTCCAGTCGGATATGATGTTACGAAATGGGAGAGCATGAGTGCCGGAGATATTTACAGACAGATTGAGCGGTTGCAGAGAGAAAACCAGACAATTGAAAAAGCAAAAATGTTAATGGAAAGCAGAGAGAATAAAATCAGAAAATTCGATGCTGACAGAGAGATTGAGATTGCGGCACTCGACCGGGAAATCAGCAACCGTGCAAACCAGATTGATAAATCAGTTGCATCATTAAATGAGCAGATCAGGGAATACGAAAAAGAGAAAGAACAGCTTGCATCCAAGAAGCAGGACAAGCTTGAAGTGATCGAGCAGACCTATAAGGCGAACGTAGCACATTTTGATGCAGAGGTTGCCGAGTATGCAGAATATGCGGATAAAAAGCCAAATGATGTGACGGATTTGCAGAATAAGGCAAAGACGATCGAGGAGATGCAGAGCCACATTAATGAATATAAACGCATGATTGGCTTGCAGGAAGAGATTACAGAAATGAAAGAACAGTCGCAGAGTCTCACAGATAAGATTGAGAAAGCAAGAACACTGCCGGGAGAAATCCTTACCGACTGCACGATCCCGATTGATGGACTTACCGTTGAAAATGGAA